ACTCAAGCTCCATCGTGGTTGCGGGCCCGCTCATGCTGCGTACCTCGTCCTCTATCATGCGCTCGCTCTTGAACGTGACGTTGGAGATTCCCAACATGGTATAGATGCGGTTCCACACGTTCTGTTCTGCGGCCGTGAGCTCGGCACCTAGATAGGGCACCTTGGTGTCGAGCTCGTAGGTCTGAATGTTGGTAATGGCACGGTTCGCAATCGTTGCCGGCTGGCCGCTCATGATGTTCAAAAGCAGGTTGTCGGCCGAAAGCTCGGTGTCGGGGTCGGTCATGAGGATGTACGGCACCTTCTGATGAAACCTGTTCACCTGCTTTGTCTTTTGTATGTCCACAAGCTCGCGCACGGCAAGGTCTATAGCGTCAAGCTGTGGAATCCTGGACACGTTGTCATAGATGAGCACGCCATTGCGCGCGGTCACCTTGAATCGCAGGAGCTCGCGAGAGTAGGCTATCCACTTGCTCGGGCGGTCGTATACGTTGAGCTCGCCATCCGTCACGCACTTTGCGGCATACCAGAGGCCCTTGCGCTCGCCCTTCTTGGGTCTGGCGATGGTCGCAACGCCCTTGCAGAGTATGGTTCGCTCGAGCCATATCGGGTCGACGGTCTTTGGCAGACCTCGCCACTCGTAACGAGAGATAGCGAGCTGAAACACCTGGTTCAGATAGGCATTGTATAGCCTGCGGTTGTAGTCGAAGCTGCCCCAATAGACCTCGCCCATGAATCCGCACGTGTTCTTGGGCTGGCTAGGCTTGCGTCGGCTCACTTGTCACCACCTCCAAAGTAGGCACCATCGGGCTCGGGTCCCAAAGCTGCAAGAGCTGATCCATGGCGGCATTCGCATGCGCTGCCTCTGCCGCTGACTGTGTGAGCGCGTCCTGCACGCGCTGCGTCTGATAGTCGCTCTTGAGAGCGCGCTGCACGTTCCAGTCGATGAGAGCATGCGCCTCTTCGCTCGTGAACGTGGCTGTAGGATCCTCGAGACGTTCGTTGAGCTCGTCAATGTCTATTGCCACGGGATGCCTCCAATCTTGGTCGGGTCATTCCAGACGGTCACGCCTGATGCCAGTATAGACTCAAAGGCTCGCTCGGCTGTGGGGTTGTCGAGCTCGTCGGCCGGCACAAGCACCTCCGATGCCTCCCAATAGCAGCCGGCGTGCCCCTCTGGGCACCAATCGGTCACGATCCAAAGGCCGTCGAAGGTGTAGCCGTATCTGAGCATCGCGTCACCTGCTCGAGAGATAGCGCTTGCGCTCTGCGTCTCTATGCGAAGCTGCACCACGCGCCTCATGAGCGCATCGGCCGTGCGATCACCTGACGCGAGCCCGAACGTGGACGGGTTGTCCAGGTCGTGCATGTGTCCCTGGCGCACGTAGTTCTGTCGCGCGAGCTCGAGCGCCGCCTTTGCGTTTTCCTCGGTCGTGCCTCGAGAGTAGCCGGCGTTTGCCTTGGCCGTGCTTGCGCTGTTGCTTGCGTTGGTGTTGGCAACGCTCACGTTGTTGTTCGTGGTGTTCGTGTTCGCCGTGTTCGCGTAGCCTGCCTGGTCGCTCGCGTTGGAAACCTGAATGTTGTTCTGCGTGCGCGTGTGCCCTTGGCTGATTGCCTGATGGTCAAGTACGTTTTGCATCGAGTAGCCGCTAAGCGCGGCACTCGTGGTGATGTTGACGATTCCCGAAACGCCCGTGTTGAGTACGCCTGCGATGTTTCCCATGACGGCATTCCCTACGAGGTTCTGGATTGCAGAAACCGCCTCGCTCTTCAGGTTCGCGTCGCTTGCGAACTCGGTGTATTCGAGGTCCGCATTGCTCGAGTCATAGATGTTCTGGATTGCATCGTCCTTGCTCGCATTCTGCGCCTGGTTGTTTCGGGCCGTGCTCGTCGTGCGTAGGTTGTTCGCGATGGTCGCGTTTGCCTGTGAGGTGCGGCCGCTGTTGGCCGTGTTGGTCACCTGCGTGTTGGCGCTATCGTCGGCATTGGCCTTTGCCGTGTTCGCGCCTCGCATGGTGGCCTGGTAATTGTTGATAGCGCTCGCTCGCTGCGACTGTCCGTCATAGTAGGTGTCGGCCGCATGGGTCGTGCGGCCATCGAGATAGAGAGCATAGGTCGGTATTCCTAGCTCGAGCGTGTAGCGTGCCACGTCCGCACCTGGCAAGGATAGGTTGCGAGCTGTTCCGTCGAGATCCTGCCATACGTAGTTGGTGGGACCTGCGCTGTTCACGTCCGTAAGCAGAACGTCCCAACGCAAGCACTCAACCATCGGCGACACTTGCGCAACCATGCTTGCGTTAGCGCCCATGTCCTCGATTCTAACGACGATCTCATGCCCCAAAGTGTCGCTGACGATGATGTGCGCATAGGGGAACGTGTAGAGCTTGGCAATGTCGGCATAGCGTGCGGGGTAGCCAAACTGTGCCTTGGATAGCTCGAGGTCGGCTATCGTCGTGAGGTCGGGTGTCGGCAACACCCGATAGAGGGTCATGCCTGCCACGGTGTATGTCTCCGATGCGAGCGTGAGCATGGATGCCGGCAGGATGTAAGCCGCCTGCACGCTCTTGATGAACTGCGGCAACCTGCTCGCAAGCGTCGTGAGCGTCGTGCTCGCGTCGGCCGTCGGTACGGCATAGAGCCTCGTGTAGGTCGGCATGCCACGCCCAACGCCCGAATACCCCGTTGGGTTCTCCATGTTGTCATAGCCGTGGCCGCCATAGTGCCACTCGTATCCGCTCACGCCCACCTGATGCCCATTGCGAGATCCTGTGTCGTAGTAGCCTGCGGCCGTGCTGGATCCGCTCTGCACGCTCGCGAGCGTGAGGGATTCGATAGCGCTGTAGGGTATCGTGCTCGCCATGACAAGGTACTTCTCGCCCTGGGCGATGTCCACCAGCTCCGCATGCGCGGTAACGTCAGGCGTGCCATAGGTCACGTCCGGCGTGAGCAGAAAGGCGCTGTTCGCTCGTGGGCTCGCAAGGTAGGCGTCGGCATCCACGGCATAGGCCGGCGCATGCCCACGATGAAGCATGAGCATGATGTTCGCTGCAAGGTGCGGCAGGTAGGTTGTCCAATAGTCGATGCCCAACACAAGCTCTGTGGTCGATGGTGCGTAGTAGATCGCATCCTGGATGTGAGCGCATATCACGCGAACGCCTGGGGCATCCTCGTAGTCTATGGGCTCGTCCGGCGTTAGCTGCGGCACGCGCATGTAGACGTAGTTGTACATGAGCGCCACGTCATAGGGCACGGGAACGCGCACGGTGTCCGTCTGCGTGCGGGTGAAGCCGTTCGCGAGCTCTACCGTCTTGCCCTCGAGCTCATCAAACCATGCATCGCGTGCGCTTTCGCTCGGCCAGTTTATGACGTGCCGATAGTCTGCCGGCCACGGCACCGAACAGAGTTTGAGCGTTGCCGTGTAGTCGTAACGGCCGTAGTCAAACGAAACCTTGCGCTCGAAGGGCTTCACGTTTTCGAGGTGCGGGAACGCATCGTTTCCCACATGAGGGAACTTTGGCATGCATTACCTCCTTAGATAGGCAAACGTGCGCGTGACCTAAGCCACGCGCACGCCACGTCACGTGCCTAGACACTATGACGGATGCCTCTGTTGTCCTACTCGGGTGCCACGACGGTATACGTGCCGGTTGCCGTCTCGGGCGCGGTCTCGCCGTCATTGTAGGTGCTCGTGGCCGTGAGGGTGATCACGGTGCCCACGGGCACGGTTGTGCCGACATGCAGGATGCCGAAGCGATCGACGTACGTCTCGTAGGGGTCGAGGTCGATTGCCGAATCATCGCCGTCTGCCGCTGCGAGCTCGTAGGTGACCGAATCGGGCGCAACGCTGAGGGTCGGCGGTACCGTCTCGCCCACGGGAGCGGCGGTAAGTGTGCCCTGAATCGCAGAGACAATGGCAAGCTGCCCACCCTGGGGAACGTTGGCCGTTGCCGGCGTGAGCGTGAGTCCGCTCACGGCCTCGGTGATGGTCGTGTTGACGGTGCCTGCCTCGGTCGTGAAGAGCACGGCCGGCACGAAGGGTGAGGCCGAATACATGCCGATGACGGTGTAGTACCACGTCTCGGTGCGAGTCTGCGGATTGAAGAACGAATCATTGGAAATGTCGTAGTCCGCACAGACGAAGAAGTCATCGGTCGTGAGCAGAGCGTAGGCACCAGGAATGGGGATGCTGTCGATGAACTGGATGCGATACTTTACCTCGGCCTTGTCCAGGTTGAACACGCTCGAGAGGGTGTCAACGTCGAGAGACGCCTTGGCCTTCGCCTCGATGTAGAGCACCATGCGCGGGATCTCGTCCTCTTCGACCCAAACGGGCACGGTCACGTCCTTCGCGTTATAGAGTCGAGAGGGAATCGTGAAGAGGTCGGCATACTCGCGAAGTGCACGAAGGAAGTTCTTGCCGGTTGCCTCATCGACGGGCATTGCCGCCTGATGCTTGTAGAAGCCATGACGGTACTCGTGCTCGGCGATGATCTGCTTGTAATAGCCGTACTCGTCATACTCGGCACTGTTGAAGGGAACGCGCATGATCTTCGCCGCAAGCTCGTTGAGGCCGTACTCGCCGGTGAACGCTCCGCGAAGCTCCATGCGGTTGATCGAGATCGGATACTGGTCATAGCGGTTGACGCTATGGTAGGCCACCTGACCGTCCGGACGATACACCTTGAGCAGGTTGGTAAGGTCGTTGATGCGGTGTCCCCAATCGTCCTTGTACGCATGCGCCTTGACGAAGTCCAGCTCGATCTCCTGGATGGTCGTGCCATAGAGAATGTCCTCGCGCTTTCGCTTGAGCGGGTTGGTGAAGGTGCGCTGTCGGATGAGCTCGCCGGCAATGCGGTTGACGAAGATGTCCATGAACTCGTTGAGATACTTCTTGTTCATTGGCTTGAAGAGGAACTCCGCAACCTGCGCAACGCTGTGCTGAGAGGGGTCGGGCACGCGCTGCTGGAAGTCCGTCGAAGCCTCGAGGAACGCGTTTGCCATCACGGTCGTGTTGTTCTGCATGGTTCTTACCTCTTTCTGTTAGAGAAGGTCCAGGCCGTCAATGCCTAGAAGCTCGTCGATAACATCCGCTGCCGCCTCGCCTGCAACGTCGGCAACGGTGCCGTCCGCGCCTGCCTCCACGGTCGAGACGCCCAAAGCGTCAATGGCACGCTCGAGCGCGTCGAAGCGGTCGCGCACCATGTCTGCGATCTCGTCCAGACGGCGCGCGAGTCCGTCGTAATCGTCGGTTCGCTGCTCTGTCGCCTCCTCGTCCGTCTCGGGGGTTGCCTCATCGGCTACCTCCTCCTCATCGTCGCGGATCTCCTCGCGCTCATCCTCCATGGGTAGCCTCCTTTGTCGCTTGATAGAGAAATGGGCCATACCAATGCTTTTAGAGCATGGTATAGCCCAAAGTATAGCGGCAACACCTTGTCTTTGCACGAAGAGCGTGGATGCCATCCACGAATAGGGCCGTGTGTTCCTCACACCGGTTGTCGGCTCGCCTATTCTGTCACCTCGGGCGCGGGGGCCTCGCCACCATTGATTGTAGCATCCAGCAGCGCACGCAACGAGTCGCGCACCTGCTGGCATTCCCTCTGCCAGATCTCGCACGCCTCGTGATACCCATCGTCATAGCCATCGTCGTATCCGCACGCATACGACGGGTTGCATTCGTAGTCGGTTCGATCAATCCTCATGCCTATCACTCCCACTCATCAAGGCTCGAGCATTCGTTATGAACGCGCACGTACACGTCTAGATAGAACTCGTCTCTTTCTGCGTTATAGGTCACCTCGTAATATTTGCAATCTGGCAGATCAGAGGTGATGAGGAATTTCATGTTCCCCAAAATCCAGCACTGCCAAACAACGGCAAGCTCAAAGTCAATGCCACCTGGATAAAGACCCTTGTTGCGTGTCTCTTGAATGTTGCGCTTGACTAGTTTCAACGCGATAGACCTTAATTCCTCTGCTTGCATTTACCTCACCCCAAACAATGAAAGTGCCTGTAGGAACCTCGCTCGCACGCCATGGTCACGATAGCGCACGATGCCGGCATAGTAGAGGTCGACAAAGCCCTTTAGTGACTTCTGGGCCCTGCGAGCCATGATGTAGTTGGGCTTGGCATCGGATGCCGTGAGCGCATATACGGGCTTTCCGTTGAGCGCCTTTGGTAGCTCGTCCGTCACGTAGTAATAGCCCTCGCGCATGTCCACCCACACGCCAAACGTGTCGCCCTGATAGGCAACGCCAAACGAGAACGTGGCACCCTTTGGCACCTCGCAGAAGTATGCGGCATCAAGCGTCATGAACTCGTTTCTGTTGTTGGCATCGCTTGTGCTCGTGCCCGATAGCAAGCCGCCCGATACGCTCGCATCCTGTGCGCTCGCCCAACTATCATCGGGCGGGCCGTACCACAATAGGCACTTGCCGCCGAAGTGCCATGAGAAGCCGTAGGGCGGCACGTCGGTGATGCCGAAGTGAACTAGCCATGGGCACGTGAGATCGACGGCATTGCCTAGCAGATAGAGCCTCGGGCGGTCTGCATCGGCCGTGTTTCGGTTCTCGCGCGCAACCGAAGTCATGATGGATGCCACGGCCTCAACCTCGTTAGGCAGGTAGTTGTGTACCTTGTCAATGCGACGGTCGAGCAATGCCTCATCGAAGATGAATCGCCGCACGTCTGCGAAGCTGTTAGAGCGGTTCTTGATCGTGCCGGCATCCGACAATGCCAGGTAGTACCCTAGCGTGTCCCATTTGGGCTTCTTGCCCTCGTCTGGTTTCGGCGCGATGCGAGCCCTACGCCCTTGGGTGTCGAGAAGCCATTTGGAAAGCTGCGCATCGTCGGGTAATGCCTGCCGCATCTTGTCGAAATATCCTACCTGCAATGCGTCACTGCCTTTGAGCTGTTCCTTGGTGCGCACAAGCTCAACGAAACGCTTCTTGCGTTTGGGATAGTCGCGTAGGGCGCACTGATAGCGTAGGCCGAACGTCTTGCCTCTGGTTCTCGCGTCAATGACCAGCGTGTAATAGGCATCCTTGGAGAGGATGAGCGTCCAGTCGATGTAGCCCTCCGGCGTGTATGCTAGTTGTATCACGCATGCCCTCCCTTCCAATGTTCCAAAAGATTTATCGCTTGTGGTTCGGGCGGCATGTATGCACGACGGCATGCCTCGCAAACATACCAACTGTTGATTGAACCAGTCACGGGGTTGCGAAAAGCAAATTTATTTGAGGCTATGCTTTCTATCTGCCTGCCACAAAAGGCGCATTTCTCAAACATCTATATCGCCTCCATTCCCTCGAGTGTCTGCTGGTAGAGCTTGGGTTTCGTAAAGTTATCAACAAAATGTCGATAAACGAAGCGATGCCATGTCTTGCCCATGAGGGCGCACGCATA